GCAAATGGATTGTAAATAATTTTAGTTCCATTTGATAAGGCACTTACGAACGTATGTACATCTGTGTTAGATCCAGCAACTCCAACATTAGCAGTAATTGTAGTATTTCCTCCAGAAGATGAAACATCTGTAAGCGCGAAACTTTGTCCAAAATTTAGATCAGTTCTATAGGGACTTGCGTCATTACCACCACCGTTAGCAGCACAACTATATGTAATAGCTCCTTCAGCAAAAGCAATCCTATCCTGAAGGGATGGTATGATAGCAAGATTGGGGAAAGTTACTGTAAATACTCCAGTAGTTGGAGCATATGTAGATCCTGTTGGTGTTGTTGGTACAACATCGCCATCGGACCAATTACGCATTGCTGCAATAGCAAGATCTTTTACTTGCTGGAATGCATATCTGGTTTCATCCAATTGCGCTTCTGGAATTCCAGAAAGAACAGTTCCACTAAAATACGATTCTGCAGCAGAAACAATACCATGGTTTCCTCCAAGAACTAAGTCTCTTACAAGACCTTCAATTACAAGTCTAATATCTCTACGACATTTTCTTTGACGAATGTTTGAAAGATTTAAAGTTGGATATGTTGTTTCTGTATTGATTAGTGCTTGATCCGCAATTAAATCTGCGTTCTTAGCAATTAGATAAGCAGCATCGAGATATGTTCCAGACGCATTATTTGTGATAACATCTGCCCAAAGATATGATAATGTATCAATAGCAGATCTCACATCATCACATGCAGGATCACCTGCAGTTGCTGAAATTATAGTATCATCAATATATCTGGGTAGTGTAGAATGTTTTACTGTGTAAACAGGATCATTAATTGTTCTATCCTTAATCCTCCAATTACACATTGCATAAATTGCCAATTCTCTGGCATATTCAATGGCACGTACATTTTGTAAAATTTCATCTTCGATGTATGCAATTTTACCATCGACAACATACTTACCGGCAGCTTCAAGAATATTGTGGTTGGATCCAAATTCAAGATCTCGAACAAGAGCATTTAAAAAATGAATAACATCTTGTCTGCACTGCTCATCTCCATTTGTTCCAATGTTTGAATTTGTTGGGGCACTATATGCAGGGTAAATTTTCTGACCAGCAGAACAAGAAATTAAGATATCTGCTAATTGAACAGTGTCATCTTCTGACAGTGTAGATATAGCAGCTGCAGTAGTAGTAATTGTAGCAACACCAGTTATAGATGTATCATATACAAAATCACTAATATTGTAAGAATTACCACTAAAAGTTATAGTACCGCCACTAACGTATGTGTTTGGGTGATCAAGTGTTCCTAGGAAAATATCAAAAGTATTATTAACTGCATCTAAATTGTATACAGAATAATATTCTGATTTAAACTGATCGTTAATAATACCAACTACTTCATCAGCAATAAACTCTCTATTGTTTCTAATTAACTGGCAAGCATCTTGATATCTTCTTTCGACGGGAGATGCAAGAGGAAATTTGTTTGGTGAGTTAAGTAATGATAAAGTAACACTTTTTGTATATGATTTTACTGTAGCAAATTCACCTGGATTAAAGTTAGCAACTGTAAATGCCGGGAATTTTTTCGGAATTACAAATCTTCTGGCACGACCATCAGCATCTTCTAGAACTTTATAAATTCTTTGCTTGCCATTCAAGAAAGATAAATTAGGATTTGAAGTAGGTAAATTCTCAAGAATAATTTCTTGACCTTCTTTTAGTTCGTGTGTATTGGTTCTACCAACTAGTGCGCTTGTGTAGAATACAATACCACCAATATCTTCCGAACTACCAAATTGAGATTCTTGGAATCCTCCTGTTGTAATACTTGGATCTCCCTGTAAAGAGAAATCAATTCTAGAGATAGGAAGAGTTGAAGTAATATCTTCATCATAAGATACAACTTCACCTTCAGCTCTAATAGATTTTAAACTTATAGTATCAATTGTGTTGACAACTGGAGTTGCAGAATTAATTGTAATCGTTTCTGCTTGAGATGTATCCCAGTCAGAAGAATCTAGAAGAGAAATAAATTGAACATCCCAATATGTTGGGGCATTAGTATCATCAATACTTGTTACTTGATAATATCCTTGAGTAAAACTAGAGTCATCGGTATCATCTAGATATACATATGCACTTACTGGAATAGTAGAAGATGGATCTGTTGTAAATCTAAGAATATTTTCACCAGCAGTTTGACTGATTGTTAAAGATAAAGATCCCCCAGTACTTGCTGACGTCACATAATTATATTGATCACCTTGAATTGGAGAACCTGCTTTTACTTGTACATCTATACTACCACTAGTATATGCATCATTTCCAGTAGTGGTATCAAAAATAACATCAAAAATGGATGCTCTAGCACCAGTGTTTAAACCTACAGCTTGAATTCCCGATTGTAATAAAGACAATCCTGTATTATTTTGAAATCCAATACGGAATCTTTCTGGTCCAAAAATTTGATGACCAATTGGAAACTCTACGCCAAAATCTCCATTTACCTCATTATCAATAAGAACTCTTTGCTTATCGTCAAAGACCATAGCAAAATCCCAAGTTCCAACTGGGTCGCCATTGGCATCAATTCTATCTCTATATGTTACACCAGTAACATAGTTTTTATCACCAAACTTGAAGATGTGTTTTCCAAGGTTAGCTGGTCTGATAATAACCAAACGAAGGTTATCACCAACAACAGAGCAATCGGGTGGTAGTGAGATTGGATTATCTTCTACATAATCACCACCAGAAACAATAAGGGTCTCTTTAATACCGGGCGTGGACCACGCGATCTGTGCTGCCTTCTTGATAGTTCTAACTGGGTTTACCGCAGAACGACCATCATTTAAATCAGAACCAATTTGTGCCGAAACATAAACACGACCACCAACGTCATTCGTTGCCAGGTTGAGGACGTATTCTGTAGTAGCAATCTTATCTGATCGATCACCTAGGAGAGGAGTAATAGAACGTGGGAACTCACCAGATTCTCCTGTTTCTAAAAATTTAAAACTATTTGGATCAGATACTCTAAAACCAATATGTTTAAAGTTAACATCACCATTTAATACAATACCATCTTTATGTGTAGGTGGAAGTGTTCCAGTAGTACCGGTATTAATTGCTTGGTATATATTTCCTTGTGAGTATCTGTAAGAATTTTCAGATACAATAATATTAGAAGCCCATGGCGTTCCAGTGCCATTCATATATGTTTTGAGGTTTGGTGCCCTCATATTCAAATCTGGAGTAACAAAATTCTCAATGTCTAGGTTGAGAATTCTTGCAGTATCAGAAATGATAGATGTTGAAGTTCTGATAGCTCCATTGATATCAAGTTCAAAATCAACAGTGTCTCTAACTGCAGTCGCTGCAGCACCAGCTCCATTACCGCCATTAAAGACAACGTTTGGAACAGAAGTATATCCATTACCAGGATCATTGACAGCAATTGATACAACTTCTCCTGCAAAAACAAATGCTGAAGCAAGAGCTTGCGTTCCACCTGCCGGTGGTGGATCAATAACAACAGTAGGTGCTAATGTATACCCAGAACCACCAGCAGTAATATCAATATTGTTAACTCTTTGACCAGTTCTATTAATACCAATGCGAGGTAATCCGCTCTGAGCATCTAGCTCTAAACGCATTACTTCTCGTTCATTAGCTCCCGCGCCAACTCTAATAGTAGTCTCATTATCACCGATAAGTTTAGGGTTTACACCCTTAATTTTTTCTTTGTCGGAATTAATATGAAAACTCATGGTGTTCCCGTGCTCTTGACTTTTTTTCCTATATTATATTTAGCATTAAGCCCAAGCAATACTGATAACTTCTGTGGATACTGCCCACTTAATTGTTTGCACAGTTCCTGATCTTACTGTAGAATAACTAAAACGATTTGTTGCCGTAAAAGATTCGATACTCCAAGTCTCGCTAACAGGAACATCATGTTTAATAATGGTTAACATATTGGATAGTTCTGAAACTGCACCAACTCCACTACAATAAACAGCACTTTCAATTTTTCCAGTGTAGACAACACCAGTTGGATTTACTCCAATAAAATGTCCAGTAATAAAATTCATAGTATTACTATCGATAGTAATCGATGTGCCAACATCATCTAACTGTAGAGTAGAAGTATTTAATCCTCGCAAAATATAATTTGTAGTTTTACTATCTGAATGAAACGAATTTTTCATTTCAATTGAGTTAAACTCTTTTGCATTATGTTTGTCGTCAACGTGAATTAATTCTGCTACAGAAAATCCACCAAGGGAGTCAAATTTTCGTAAGTTTGATGCCATTTTACTTAAGTTCCTGAATTAGTATAGTGAAGTTAATAATGTCAGCAATAGTGTGATCATCTGTTAATGTAACTGTAATTCTTGGTTCTGTCGAAGAAGTAAAATCAAATGCTGATGTAAATTGATCAGAAGAAGTATTTAAAGAAGCATATTCGCTAAAGAAAATATCAGTGCCATTATCTATAACAGAATACTCTGCCATAGATCGTTTTCCTGAGTCTGATTTGGAAACAACTGTTACTTTGCAACCTTTTGAAGTTGTACTATCATAAAGAACCACAGAAGATGATTCCAATCCGCCTTTGTCTAATGTAAAAGTAGCAGAACTAATTTTATAATCTGCTAACTCAAATTCTTTTAATTCTCCGTCAAAAATTTTAACTCCATTAAAAGAACCAGACCCAAATGTAGTATTGAAAAAGATGTCACCCTGATCATCAAATCTAAGAACAGGATCTGTATTTAATCCAGAAGAAAGACCGATATCAAGATATTGCTTTGTGGTGCTAATAAATGTTCTAGTTGAATCGCTATTGTCTATAGTTGTAGCGTTGCTATTTAATGTAAGAGTTTGTGTATCGAGAGCAAGATTTGTTCCTCCACTAGTTGTGATAGTGTCGATACTTGTAAAATCTAAAACAGTTTCTGTTAATTGAATAGTGTTAATATTATTATTGTAAAAATATAAAATATTTTCATTTGCTGCAGGAGCAGTTTCTGGGATGATATATGTATTACCATCAACATCTCTAACTCCACCAAGAGAAGACCAGTTAGCACCACTGTATCCTTCAAATTGTGAAATTTCTGTATTAAACCTAATAGAACCGGGTCCAGCAGCAGCAATAGATTTTTGGTTATTATTACCAGCGGGAATTCTGAAATGAGTTACAGAATCAACAATAACTTGTTTTCCTGCATTTGGTTTAATAATTAAATCCTGAACTTGTGTGGAAATCGTGTTATCATCTAACTTAAGTTCTTGTCCAATAATTAAAGGACAATCTTTATTTGGACCAATTCTCAATTCTAGAATTTCTTCAAAAGTTAGTGGATCAACAGCACTCGAATACCAAGTAAATTGTGCAGTACCATTATTTAAATCTCCTGATGTGTGAGTTGGTTCACTTCCAGAAGAAGCAGTTGTTCCTGCTCCAGTTATTCTATAAACATTATTTCTATATTTGATATAGTCATCAACAGAAACTGGTGTGTTAGAAGTCCATTCACTAAAAGATGGTAAACCTAACTTACCAGAAGAGATTTTCTTAACAGTTCTAAAATCTAAGAATGATGGAGTTAACTTGAGTGTATTTGTGGCATCATTGAAGAAATATAATGTGTTATCGTTTGCACCTACAGTTTCTTCCGCTACGATATAAGTATTACCATCTAAGTCTCTAACACCACCAAGAGAAGACCATGATGTGGATGATGCACTATATCCTTCATACTGTGCAGTTTCGGTATTAAATCTAATATATCCATCTAAACTTGTTGTTGGTCTATCAGCAGTATTACCAGAAGGAATTTTAAATGCTGTTGTTCCATTGACTTTAGCAATATTTCCTGTTGCTGGAGTCATTTCAATGTCCTGACCAGCTGTGCTACTAATAACAGAGTTTGTAATTAATAGTTTATCATTTACGTTCAAAGAATCTGTAGTTTTTAATTCTCCTGTTGATGCTAAGTCTCCAGTGGTTTTATCAATTGCAAAATTAGATCCAATACTAACGTTGGCATTAATATCAAAACTTGATGAATTGACATTAATATTAGAACTAGAACTTATATTTGGTGTTGAAATTGAATTTGAAACTGTAAGAGTTTGTATATTACCAGTTCCAGTTATTGTTAATCCAGAAAAATTTGCGGTAGATCCTGTAAATGTAATTGCTTCAATTGTTCCAGTATCAATATTATTATTGATAATATTTTGTGTATTAACTTCGTTGGATGTTAGTAAGAATCCGCTACCAAATACTTTTGGATTATTCTGGTTAATGGTAATTGTAGATTCATCATTATCTTTGCCGCCCATATCTGGGTGGTTTCCACAATAATAATACAGACTTGGAGTATTTTCATTAACAGTAATTTCTAATCCATTTCCCGTTAGTTGAATACCATTTTCATACGTATTTCCAATAAATTCTAAAGTTGCTGTTCCACTTGTGGTTGGTATGTCAGATAATTGAATAGTTGTAGCATCAATAACAGATGCAACAGTGGTATTTGTTTCTAAAGAACCTGTGCCTCCTGTAGTGGACACAGACATTCCCGCCAAAATACCGGTAGTTGATGTTACTGTAATTTGATTAGAAGCATCACTGAGTGCAGTAGAAACACCTGTAATTATACTTGGTGAAAAAGAACCATCTCTAAATTTTGATAATAGAAATGCATGTGAAGATAACTGGGTTGTGTTAAAAATATATTTACTGCCAACATATAATGTTATATCTGGAGTAATTACTGCTCCACTACCAGTATCAATAAAAAATCTTTTTGTGTCTGTAGATGTATCTACAGTATTTCCACCAGAAATAGAATCTCCATTTGCAGTTGAAACGACATCAACTAGCATTGAATCAATATTTCCACCACTAGCATAAATCTGTCGTATGACAGTATCTGTAGCACCTTCACCGGTTGTAATAGTGATAGTATTCCCAACAGTGTATGCTGAAGATGAAACTGTTCCTTGTAAAATAATTTCTGTTAGATCAGATGCAGTTACATTATATGTAATTGGTTGTGAAAAAAGAGTATTATTAATACTCAGTTGATCTCCAACATCATAACCAATACCGCCATTAGTAACAGTAAATGTATCTACTACTCCAGTATCTGCAACTGTGTAAGACCATGCCGTTGTCCCTACACCAAAAGGTGGCGCAAATGATAACGTTACTGGACCAGCTTGAGTAGCATCTTCACTGATTGTAATTGTATTAAATTCTTCACTGATAGAACTTACTGTAGCAGACGATGGAATAGATCCTGTTCCAGAAGTTATAGTAATAGTAGAATTTATTACAATACCAGCAACACTACTAACTACAATTTCAGAAAGACCACCAACGGAAGCAAATAATAAAGATGCTGTACCAGCAGTGTTTGGTATTACAGATAAAGTAATTTCAGTTGCACTGTCAACAGATTGAACTGTAGTTTGTTCTGCTAAATTTCCAACAGATCCATCTTCAGTATCAACTGTCATCCCGGCGAAGATACCAGTTGTGGATGCAACAGTAATTATTGCAGATACATCACTTAATGTCGTTGATACTCCAGCAACTCGTCCTTTTGTATTACCAGTCACTCCAGTAATATTGCCGGGTAAATTTAATACATCACCTGTTTGATAACCAGATCCTTGATCTTCAAATACAAAATTTTGAACTATTCCTGGTGTTGTTGATATCGTATACTGAAATCCGGATCCAGTTCCACCAACATCACTTGCACTAACAGTTAATACATCACCGTTAATATAATTTTGACCATCTAAAACAATTTCACATTGTCCAATTTCACCTTCTCCTACATCAATATTTGCTGTTGCATTACTACCATTACCACCTTGCAATGGAACATTGGTATAGTTTCCATCAGTATATCCTGATCCAGGATTACTAATCTGCCCATCAACTCCATCAACAGAGAAACTTGCAGTAGCACCAGATCCATTCCCCCCAACTACAATAATAGAATTAAATAATCCTTTATTGTAATTAAGTCCATTATTGGTAATAGTTCCATTGAAAGCAATAATATCAGCACTAATGATTGCACCAGCACCAGACCCACCCTGAAGTGCAATATCAGTATATGTTCCGAAATCATAACCAGATCCAGAACTGGTTTTTACTAAACCGTCTGTAGTTAACTCTTTTTTAGTAAAAGTAAAATTTTTGTAAATTTGAACTAACGATGTTTCAAAATCAATAATGTTTTTATTATTTGAAACAATTCCTATTCTTCCAACATCAGATTTATAAAAACCTAAATCTGCAGAAGAAGTAAACGATAATGAAGGAATAGATTTTGTCCCATCACCAAGTTTTAAAATACCCGTGGATAAATCACTACCACCTTCAGAAATTGAAAAAATCTGAGATCCAATTTCGTTAATTTTTAACCTTTGCTTTTCAAAAGTATCAGTTCTAGCGACATTAATTGCGGGCATTTTTTATTAACTCTCTAAGTAGGGATTTGATTTCAGAGACTTCATCCTTCAAGATATTTATGTCGTCCAACGCGGAATTCAGCTGTCGCTGTTTGCGTCTTGCTTGGATAGCAGAATCGCTGTGATTGACTATGGCACCTGAGGTCTCGTCTCTAACGAGACCATCATGCCCTTTAACTTTAATATAACCCATACGCGGAAATTAGAATGCTGCTACTGCACGAATATCTTGAATTTTGGGAACGTATGCTGGATCAGTACCCTTCATAACAATCTTGACAGCAAACGAAGAAAATTCAGGAAGTTCTGCTACGCTGTAAGTAATGTCTTGATACGATTCTTGCTTTTCGATTACACTCGAAATGCTGTTCTCTGGTGTAGCAATTTCCAAAGAATCTGGTTGCCCTGTGCCATTGAAATATTCCCAATCAATATCTTCAAAATTTTCATTACTAGATGCTTTTTTGAATTTATATAAAACTTCGATATCAGAAAGATCTCTAATATTCAAAGTTAAATGCACATCAATTGCGGTAGCTGGATTTGAAATAGCAACTTCCTTTGTAATATATTTGGCACTAGAAGAACTATTTCTAGAAGTAAGTTCTGAAACGAATTCGGAACCATTGCTATATGTCATAGTGCCAACTTCTAAGAAAAGAACTTCATCAGCAGGTTGATTTGGATATGATACAATATCACCCACACGGAAAATATCAGAAACTTGGTCAACTAATTGTGCTTTTCTAGCATATGCATCATTGTCTTGGATTCTTCCATTAAAGTCTCCAGCAATAGGTTGAGTGTCAGTCCTCAATGTCAATTCTTGTGTTCTATCATTCCAAATTACCGCTTTACCAGTGATAATATTGTCATAAGTTTCTACTGGTGTAGCTGGATTTCTTGCTGTAATTGTGGCAGCATCAGGAATTTCCTGGAAATTTTGAATTGGATTGGTATCAACAACTGCTCTTGGAACATCTACACTATTGACAGTTTCAATTAGTGTTGGTTGGTTTCCTAAAGTAACTCTTTCTCCTTTTTGGAAGAACTGTGAAGTTTTTAGTTTTACCCAAATTGTATTTCCACTAACTTTTGCAATCTTACCAACTGCTTTAGAGTTGTATCCTTCAATTGCTTGATCATTTTGAATAGTAACTCCACTAATGTTAGAAACAGTAAACGAGTAGATTGGATAAAATTCAATAACTTGATCTCTTCTTCCATAACGATCTTCCTGTCCATATGCTTTTTCTATTCTGTTAGTAGATGTTTTCACACTGGAGGTTGAGAGATCCACAACAGGTGAAAGATGTGATACTGTAGAAGATAGTTCTAACTTATATGATAGAGAATTTGTTAAATCATTTAATATTTCATTAATACTCGAAGAAATAAATTTTTGATTAGTAAAGTAATGGGGTTCATTTAAGAAAGTTTTTTCATAATCAGACTGATCATAAGAATCATAATTAATTTTGGAAGCATCTACTGCAATGACATTCGTAGTTTTTACCGTAGATTCTAACTTAGTTCCAGTAAAAGTTAGATATTGCATTTGTGGATATAAAGTTTCGTATTTCCTGTTATAAGAAGCATAAACTTTATCTCCCCCACCTACAATATTTCCAGAAGCAGAAATAGATGATGTGATATCATACGTATCCACTCCACTATTAGAAATCTGGAATAATGTGTTGTTTAAAATATCAGATGTTATACCACCGGTTTCTAGTGCTGTTCTATAGAAAACATAAGAATCTCCAAGAGTTTCAAATCCATGATCTCTATGATTAACACGTACAATATTGTTATTGTTTCTAAACAATAACGAAGTTGCATTTGTGTTTGCTGTAGCACTGGTTTGGAATGGATTTTTTTCAAGAAGTTCATATCCCAAATCTTCATTCGTCAGAACTAACTCTGCAGTTCTTGTAATATCAAACTCTGCTCTATACATCTTAAATTTGATATCTTCAAAATTATCTTCCGTCCAATTCTCAGTGTTCTGAGATCTGTAAACAGAACCAAGCGAGGGTTGTGTGGTGATAACTGTGCTTGTGGCAATATCTGTTTCGCCAAGTCTTGATACCCATAGTTCATAATCTATCGAATCTGTTTCAACAGCAAGAGCATATTCAGTATCATTTTGTAAATAAACAGGATGATCGAAAGAGAAATGTGTGGGTGTAGTAGAGTTTGTGAGACCCTCTGAATCGATTGCTACGCCCATTCTAACTGCTGGGGTGTCAATCTCTATCTCTGTTTCAATAACACACCCTCCAGCGCCATTTCCAACGCCTCTGACGACTACTGATGGTGGTTCTGTGTATCCAAAACCAGTCAATGAAATTTCTGTGTTGTAAATTTTACCACCAGAAACTTCTACTCGTGCAGTTGCAACTGATCCTCCCGGAAGTTGTGGACTCTCGATTGAAATGATGGCACTATCATAATTTAATCCAGGGTTTAGAATTTTAACAGCAGAAACTTTTCCACTATCTTTTGCAATAGTCAATACCGAATTTGTTCCTTGGGTATTATTTGATAAGATTACTGATGGTATAATCAAACTTTCATTTTGATTGAAAGAACGACCATTATGGTTATCTAGAACCATTGTGTAAACTTGTTCATTTGTCAGTAGATATCTTCCTGAAGAGGAAGGCACCAGGTCAACGCCATTTTTATCAATAATTTTGGCAAGAGGACCACTTGCAGCAGAGGTAGAACCAGTAATTGATTCTCCCTGAGTCAAGTAAACATTTCCGTTAGTAAAAATTTTAAGGAAAGTAAATGGGGATATAACTTTTTCTGTGCCAGGAATAATATTTTTTCCTGGTTTATCTGAGTCTACATTTGTCAAGTATACTTTAACTGGAATTTTATTACTTTTTTTATTAAAGTATAGATCAAGACCAGTTGTAAATATACCTCCCTCGTAGTTTTCAACTTTAAATGTCTGAGCAAGTGGATTTGGTCTTACAGGATTATCGGTATTGCTATCTATGAATTGAACACCTTCATTTGCTTTAAAGAAAGATGGTTTCGTTGAAACAATTGTTCCTGGATTTTCTGGCAAAATACCAGTTGCATAATATTTAACTTCTGCATAGGTAGTTACAGTGGACTTCTCTTCATCTGTAGGACTAGAAGTAAATCTAAATGTTTTGATACCTGCTGCAATTTTTACTTCTTCTCCAGAAGAATCATATGATAAGGTATCTACATCTCCAGTCCAAGTTGTATTTTCTTCTGGTGGAAGACCAGCAGGAATAACAATAATACCACTAGCATTTCCATCATCATCTGTAGTCACTGGTCCATTAAAAGCAGATGGAGAATTACCAGCGATCCCAGTAAATCTGAGATCTGGATTTACCCAACGACTAATATTCCTACCTTCCAAGAAGACAGAAATAGTAGTATTCGGTTTCAGTCTTCTAACAACAAACTTAACTGGAATACTTCTAGCAAAGAACTGCAAAGCAGAAGATACAGAATTTCCTCTTATAGTCTTAGTTTGAACTCCTTTCGCAACATCATTATTTTTCGGACTAATGTTTGAAGAACTAGCAGTGGACGCTAGTTTTACTTTTGACTGTGAATCTTGGCTGTTAATACTACCAAGAGAATTAATCGAAGAGAAAGATGGTGATGAACCAACCCAGTTAATTACAAAAGAATTATACAAACTAGAAAAACTTTCTTTTACATTTTCTTTAGATAAGAAAATTTTGTATAGATCAGTATTAGTATCGACAACTAGTGGTTCTTCTGTGGTATCATACCATTGATCAATGCTTGGTGATAAAACAGAATCTCCAACATATTGAAGAACAACAAATGGATTTGGATTTAGTGTTTTTGATGCAAAATTATTACCAATAAATTCTAAATTGGAATATGGTAGAGTAACTATATCTCCGGATTTTTTGTATCCAGAAACAACTCTTTGATCTTCTCTAGTATTTACTTCTTTAAGTATAAAAGAATCTTCTTTTGATTGTGGACGTAAGACTGATTGCTGAGAATCAATAGAACACTGGTAATCTAATGAAGTTAAATTTCCTGTTCTGTGGGATTCAAAATTGTCTACCAAGAAACCAGACTTGAATCTATCAAATCCAATCTCATCTTTAACTTGCATATTCAATGCCTGTTGTTCTAGAACACTAAGCGTGGTATAGTATTCAAGTCTCTCAATACGTTTTTCTAGTTTGCCGATATCACGCATTGTATAACGACGATTATCAACAGGAGTAATTCTTACATCTTTACTATTTTGTGTGAATGCAGGAATATATGCATAGAATAAAGGAATCGCATCATCAACAGGATCTGGTTTTGATGGATTGAGTGAGGAATTGCCTTCTTTAATAATAAATTTACCATTCTTGTTAAGAAATACACCGTCAATTCTGTCTAGGTATTGAATTTGACTGAACGATAATGTATACTCTAAATTCGTATCTGATGCAGGACTAGAAGAAACAATGGCACCAGCACCAGCAAATGGACCAATTGATGATGCTAAAGATGCAGTATCTTGGAAACCAGCAATAGATGCGGTAGTATCTACTTTAGGTCTAAAATCTAGAATATTTTTAAGATTAATAATACCATAAACAGATGAATTAAACGATGGGATTTCATCTTCAGTTACTCCCGCTTCGTGAATATAACTATCGACGGTACAAAAATCTCCAGCAGAATGCTCAAAGTAATCGAAAGCAATTAGAAGTTGTCCAGTAGTCTGTTCATATCCTGGTTTTAAAACTAATCTAGAAACATCATAAACAGTGTCTCTTTGACCATTATCGAATGTAAATCTATCTGTAACATCCGAACCAGAAATTAAACTTCCTGCAGAATCTGCTTGAGGTGGTTGAGTAGCACTACCTTCATAAACATATCTAAGTTTATAAGCATCTGAATATGAAAGTGTTTCAACAACTTCAGTGTCGTAATTAATACCTCTAAATGGAATTACTCTATCACCACTGGAAGTAATTACAATTCTTCTATTTTCTATAGAAGTTTTTAATCTTGGTTTTGCATTCTCTACTTCTAATGTGGCAGTCAGTTTTAACTTTGGATAAGTTCCATTTGATGGAATTGTTCCAAAATATGTTGTTGGCAATTTCAGACTAATGCTTCCGGCAATAAGTCCACTACTGGTATCAGTAGATGAACTAATTTCTACTGCATCTTTATCGATATAAACAATATCTCCTGTATGTACATTAGGAGAATCACCTGGATCTAGAACAGTAATGATGTAATTTTCTTCTGTAAAAGCAGCGAATCTTTGTGTTCCAAATGGCAATTGTGCAGCAAATGTAATTACACCACCGGAAGTAGCCGCAGTAGTTACAAAATCTCTACGGAAAAAATATTTAATTTTAGTTTCTTCTGGTGTTGAAGAAATCTGTTTAATTTGACTACTTCCGGTTGGATAAATCAGAGTTCCTTGATTTGCATTTCCAACTCTAGGACGCAAACGTACAATGCTAGTATTAACAACATCACCAGGAAGCATTGTATCTAGATAGATTCTGGTCTTGAATGCTCCTTGTTTTATCGTTGCATACTGTATAGTAGAACGTACTAGATTATTATCCGTATCAGAGAATTGAATGATGTCGCCCTGTTGAAGCACATTACTAGCATCTGCATTAAAACTAGTAGATTCAATAAAGTTATATCCTTTATCTCCAAAGAAAGTAAAATCGGTAATAGATTTAATTTCTGCAAATTCTGCATCATCAACTACAACATCTGCAGTGAATACATTTTCTCCAGCAGATCCATACTTGGCAGAAACTGATTTTACATTTTGCGGAGTATATGTTGTTATTGCATTTCTAGTTAGAACTGCTAAAATAACTGCACCTTGAGCTGGTGTCGCAGAACCATCAGGTTGCTTTACAGTTACTGCTGGTGGTTGTGCATATTCTGTAGATAAAGCAGACTTATTTTTAATCTCTGCTCTATAAAAAGCACCGCTGTTCAATCTTGCCAGATCAACAACAGAATTGTCATATTCAACACCATTGATTACAATGTTTGAATTTTCTGCATATCCAAGACCAGGATTAGTTACAATAAAATGAGATACTGTATTATCCTTTGCAATTTTAACTACATTTCCACCTTCATCCTTGATGGATTCTCCGGATTGAAATCTACCAGATAGAGTTTTTATGAACAATAGTTTTCCTACGGAATATACTCCGGAAGGACTACCTTCAACAACTCCATATGCTCCAGATTTTAAACCAAATATGTATTTGCCAATTCCAAATGCTCCTTGTGTAGGGACAGTATCTAATAAAATTTTAGTAAAGAATTCTGGATCAAAATAAGACAATCCAAAAGTAGCATTGTAAGTTGCAGATCCATCAGCTTGACGACCTTGCGATAAAATAATGTCAGAGTCGCTATTAAATCCAGATCCTTTTTTCTTGAGAGCGAAATTATTTGGTTTTGCTCTACCAATAACAGGTGTAATTGTTTCACTGTAATCTACAATGAAACCTATTTCGTTAGCATCTGTAGATGCATCTGCACTAGTAAGGAAAATTTTTCTTTGATAATTTGAATCTCCTAAATCAAACTCTACAAACAATAAATCCAAATCATCTTTCTTGCCAAGAATTGTCAATTCCAAAAATTTAACAGAATCATTTGCATTGATTAATGGTTTGTTGACTTTTGCAAAAGCGATTCCTTTTACTGTTGAAGTGGAGGTTGCAGTACCTGCATCATTTCTGGTTTTAATGAAATGAATTTCCCCAAATAAATTATCAAAGTTTGCATCTGTGATACTTGAGAGAGGTTGTGTTGTGTTAGTTACTTCAACAACAATAGTCTTTGTGGCATCATCTGAACCAAAAACTTGTCCTCTTCTATCTGTTGTTTGTCTGTGATCAGTAGGAAGTTCAGAATTTCCTAATCCTACAGATCCATCATTGAATGTAGAATATAAGTTAATGTATGGATACGCAGTAAGATCTGCTCCTTCTTTGTTAAGAGGAACACTACCATATACGTTAGTGATATTTAAAGTTGGGAGAGATTTAGTTTTTAATCTAATATTATCACTAGTAAGACTTGCTCTCGCCTTATTAATTTCTAGATACTTAGTCTCTTTATTGACAATTTCATATCCTTTGATGTATGCTTTGCCTGTGCTGACACTAGCTAACATCTTTCTTGATGCTTCTCCTTCAGTTAGACCATTGTAAAGTCCAAATGCATCTGCTTTATACAGTCCACCATTTTTATTTTTTTGTGCATACTCTCTGACATCAATATCAAAGTTGCCAACAACATAGTCTCCACTTTCGTCAAACGTTCTACGTGCAAGAGTTTGCTCAATCAAACTATAATTAGTTGGTGATACCTTTCTTTGTACTGCACCTCTTAGTGTGGTAAGCAACTGGATGAAATTTTTATCTGTAGTTTGATTGAATTCAAACTTAACTAATTTCAATGAAATTTTTAATCTATGTGCTCCTGGAGCAGTGAAATTGGAAGATCCAATAGAATTGTCATAAAGACTGGCATCTTCTTCTGGAGTGATAATTTCTTCTTGGATTCTAAATCCTACTTTTGAAGAAGGACTATTGTAGTAATCATCAATTACTAAAATTTCTTTACTACATCGTACAAAATAACCATTAACAAAATATATTCCTTCTTCTACTTCTACAGCAGAAGCAAATCCCATCGCGGGACTTTCAATTGAAGTTACGTCTCCCGTATCCGGATTTGTGAGTTGAATGCTGGTAGGAAGTACGCTACCATCAGTACCAACAACTAACAATGGTGTATTGATACCGTCAACAACTTCTAGAGTTTCTCCTTGACGAAATTTTGATTCATTATTAGAATTGCCACTGTTTAAGTAGTTTACATAAACAGTATCAGCAGTAGTTTCTGTTGCTAATTTTGTTTCTAGAACAGTGGAGATTACGCCAGAATTTAATCCTCGCAATTGTCTGCCAATTAGTTGACTAATATCATATTTTTTGTATACGATATCGCCATCTTCTTCAACAGCAACTTCTGATACAGAAGACAACTTCACATAATCTAGTTTGGTGTTAAGTCCAACTTCCCCAGGGACAACTAGGTCTCCTTGTTTGAAAGCATACTTACCAAAACTTTCAACCTGATTCTGTAGAATAGATTGTATTTGTGTTAATTCTCTAGTCTGGATAGAATACCCAGG